CAGGGATAATCTTGCCGGCCTGTACGCCCTCCAGCCATTTGATGGCCCGCTCGTAGCGTTCTTTTCTTATCTCACTGCCCATCTTTTGGGGCATGGCTGCCGTCATGTGATACAGGGCGATGTCGCAGGCATACATGACGATGAGCCGGCTGCGGTTATCACCTTCTACTTTGAATATACCCTCAGTATCATAAATCGGGCGTAGGTAGCCCTCAATCTCTTCCATCGCCTCACGCTCAGCATTTATGCGTATATCAGGCGATGTCTGTGAAACAACTTTCAAGGCGGATTCACCTATTACTACACGATAATCTTCTTCTGTGATAAACATACAACTTGTTTTATAAGGTTATATACAATGCCTTGTGCTCGATGTCGCGGGCGGTCATTCCCTTACGAAACACTCCACCTGCAACGAACTTCCTTATATCTTGTTTGGAAATGACTTCAAGTCTCCCCTTGATTACGATAACCATATGCTTGCGGTGCGTAATGTGGCGCAGATAGTCAGCCTTCCTCACTGCACGCTTGTATTTCCACGCGAAAATAATATCTTTGATTAATTTTTTCATTTTACCAACTATTTTTTGAGGTTTTCCTTTTACTGAATTGTGGCTGAAAACTTTCCTGCCGTGTGGTGCGCTGTAACTGCCATATTGCACCTTCGTCTGCATCAGGCGCATCATCGTTGCCGCTCATGCCTTTTTCAAATGCAAGGGTCTGCGCGATGCCTGCCTGCATGTCGGGGTCTTCTTTTTGCGAAACGTCATAAAAGACAAAACCACGCTCCCATAGCGGGCTGATGGCCTCTACACGTTGGAACTTGTCCGGTTTCTTGCGCTTGTCGCCCGTGATGGGCAGCTGATAGCCGCGCTGTTTGCCCTCTATCGTGAAGTCGTCCAGGATAATGTCCTGCATGAAGCTGGCTTCCATCATGAAGCGGATAGAGATATTCTTTTCAAGGCTCCACTCGTAGAGGTCGTAACACCAGCGAACGAGTTCGGCCACGGAAGCCTTCCTGACAAAAGCCCGCAGATGCCACAGCTGTGACTTATACTTACCCCATAGCTTTGCCGCCTTGGTGTCGTTCGCCTTCTTACTTTTCCACGACGGGTCGATGTAAAGTACCAGTTCGTCGAACTCCCGCCATGCCGGGTGCTTGGCATATTTTATCCACTCTTGCTTGAAGACCGTTCCCTCGATGATGGGGTTGTGCATCATTTCCTTTTCCCAGGCGCGGTAGCCTACGAACTCGGCATAAGTCCGTGCTTCCTCTTTCGTCCACTTTTCGCGCCACATAGGGTTGCCCTCACCATCGACGGCCTTCACCTCCGACACATGCACGCCTTTGGTTTTGCAGATATCAGCCAGTACCGAGGTCTTTGAGATAAGGTTCCCCACCATGATAAAACGTCCACGGCCGACATCGAGTGCACCGAAGAGCGCTTCCTTCACCCAATCTGTTATCTCGCGCACGCGGCGTGGGTTGCGGCAAAGCTCATCATCATCGAGGTCGTCGATAACGATGTAATCGGGTCGAGCCTCACGTTTGCGAAGACCACGTGGCGACTGTCCACGTCCGCATGCCAGGAAGTGCACTCCATCCTTAGTGGTGAACTCCCCTTCTGTCCAGTCGCCCATAGACATCTGTTTTCCATAATCGGTGATGATGCGTTTGTTGTACTGGAGCTCCGCCTGAATGTCGCCTAACAGTCGATTAGCACTGTCCTCCGATTTGCCGACAACGACCATGAAGTTGATGAGCCGCTTGGGCTGGAACATGAGCCACAGCGGAGTGAAGATGTCCATGTGTGTGGACTTGGCATGTCCGCGTGGCCACTTGAATACTGCTTTTAAATTAGGGGTATTCTTGACCTTCAGGGCCGCAGCATTGTGGAACGGCGCGTTGTGCACAATACGGATGACCTCGCCCGTGACCTTGTCGCGCAGCTGCAGGAAATGTGGAAAATAATACTCACAGAACGCGGCATAGTCCTTCTGCAGTCTACGGATACGATGCTCTTTCTGCACGGCCGTCTCACGAATGAGACTCTTCGTGTCGGTAATGCTCTGTATCTGCCGGCAGTGTTCCTGCCACTCCAGCTGCATCTGTTTGAGTTCTGCAATCGTAGCCATACTCGTTGTGTATTATAATGTAGACGGGTTCTGCATACGCTCCATGAGGAACTTGTTCTGATACTTATTAATCGCCTTGATGAGCTCGGGGGTAATTTCTGGGTCATAAGAGGCCTGGTCTTGTATCCATCGATTAAAAGCCATGAAGACTTCGATAGCGTCAATCACATTGGCCTTCTTATCGAGCTTTTCGATGGTTGCCGACAACTTGGATAATTTATCGGCCAGCGAGCCGATGAGCGTTGGATCATCTGATTTGTTGACATTTTCGATGAGCCCATCTATTGTCACGAGTAACTTGTTGACCAGTTCGGGGCGCGAGATGTTTTTTGCCGCCCGTGCTTCTTTCCACCCCTCCGTATTGGCCCACCTCGAGATTGTGATGCGCGAGACCTCTACCTTGTCGGCAATCTCATTCTGCTCCATGCCCGAGAGGTAGAGTGAGCGGGCGAGCGATTTTTTCTTTTCCGTTTCCTTCGTCATTTTTTTTGTAATGTAAATTATTTATAGTGCAAAATTGGCGCAAAATATTGACACAGAAAAGGAAGTGTGAACTGCGTTCAGTATATACGGAACTGCGTTCTCCATTATTTTGGAGGATAGGATTTATGCGCTAATATTGCATCAAAAATCATTAAGAATAATGGGTAAAAGAGTACGTATTTCGAATGAAATTGTGAATTGTTACGGATTCCGTGTACTGACAGCAGGCATTGATGTGGAGCAGTACAAGCGAAACCCCGTCCTGTTATATATGCATGAGCGCGGCAATGTCGTTGGCTATGTGAAAGACCCGAAGGTGGAGAACGACGAGATAACGGGAGAACTGATGTTCGACTGCGCTTCGGAACAAAGTGAGCGCTGTCAGAAGCAGTTTGAGTTCGGAAGTCTGCGCATGGTCAGTGCAGGACTTGAGATTATTGAGACCAGCGAAGACCCAACAATGCTTGTACCAGGACAGACCCGTCCAACGATAACGAAGAGTCGCCTCTTCGAGGTGAGCGTGGCAGATGTTGGTGCAAACGATGATGCCATTGTGCTGGAAAAAGACGGAAAGCGAATAATGTTAAGCAAGGACGGAACCTGCGGGCTCCCCCTTATCACTCATAATAACAATCAAAGTAATAAAGACATGGAACAAAAAGTTATTGCCCTGCAGTTAGGGCTGCCGGAAACGGCGACAGAGAATGAGATCAATGCGAAGCTGGCGCAGCTGAAAGCACTTCAGCAAGAGAATGAGACCTTGAAGGCTGAGAAACAGACCCTCGCCGAAGCTCGTATTGCACAATTGGTTGATACCGCTATTGCAGAAAAGCGCCTTGATGCGCAACACAAGGAGCAGTTCGTGAAGCTCGGCGGACAAATTGGTGCCGAAGAGTTGGAAAAGACCCTTCAGGCCATGAAGCCACAGGTGAAGCTGTCGGCAATACTGGGACATCAAGGGAGCGCTCCTGGATCGGCCAGCGAGAAGACCTACACGAAACTCAGCGAGGTACCGGCCGAGGAACTTGTGAAGCTGCGTGCTGATAACGTGGAAGAGTATAAACGACTCTACGAAGCTGAATATGGCATAGCCTGTGAGTTATAGACAAAGATTAAGCTGATAATATTAAAACAGAATAAGGAAATGGAGAAAATGACAAAAATGAGCATGCTCACCAGCTTGTTATTTAACTGCGTGATGGGTGCTGTATTAGCTATTATGTTAGGTGTTACCCCATGGATAGGTGCCGTTGCATTGAATGTGCTGGCCCTTGCTGTTGGTGGAGCTTTACCAAAGGGTGCCCTACATGTAGGTGTATTTACAGAGGTATGGACAGGTGAGCTGGTAAAATCACTGCGCGGTGGATTGGAAGGCTCGTGGCTGGATGGTGTACCTGATCAGAGTACAATCGTCAACAACGACGTGATACACCTGGTAGAGGTTGGCGTAGACCCTGATGTGTTAATCAACAATACAACCTATCCGATACCTTCGCAGGCCTTAGATGACAAGGATATCGCTGTGAAGTTGGATAAGTTCCAAACCAAGGTGACGCCTATCACCGACGACGAGCTCTATGCGGCCAGCTATGATAAGATGGCTCGCGTGAAGGAATCACATGGCAATGCTATCAACGACTCGAAGTTCACCAAGGCAGCTCATGCCCTCTGTGCGCAGGAGAATACTGCTAAGACTCCCGTGCTAAAAACCACGGGCGAACGCGATGCTGAAACGGGTCGCCTGCGGTTGACGATGGCCGACTTGGTGGCGTTGAAAGCTGCAATGGACAAGTTGCACGTGCCAGCAGAGAATCGTCGTTTGGTACTCTGTTCCGACCACGTGAATGACCTACTGCTTGTCAGTCAGACCTTCCGTGAACAGTACAATATCGATCGCGCTACAGGTAAGGTAGGTAAGCTCTACGGCTTCGATGTCTATGAGTATGCCAATACGCCGCTCTACACACAGGCCGGCAAGAAGAAAGGCTTGGGCGTGGCTGCCGGGGCCGGCGAGTTCAACTGCTCATTTGCATTCTTCACTCCGCGTGTATTCAAGGCGACTGGTTCAACCAAGATGTATTACAGTGAGGCTGCAACCGATCCTGAGTATCAGCGCAACAAAATCAACTTCCGCCATTACTTCCTCTGTATGCCGAAGAAGGCCGATGCCGGCGTAGTGATGATGAGCGGATACAAGGCTTCTTAATCGGAATTTAATGAGCAAGCCAATGCAATATCTCGTTATCCACTGCACGGCCACCCCCGAGGGGCGTGAGGTGAGCGCG